TGTCGCAAGGAGAACCTTTCCAAAGGCATCAGCTAATCCGGGGTGTGTTTCAAATAACTCTTCAATCGCATTCCCCATATTTGGGTCTTTGCCGGAAAAGCCCAGAAATCCTGCAAACCCCGCAGTAACCATTTCATTCTGTGCTAGCTTCGGACCCAATAAACGTGCGGCCAGCATGTACCCGCCTGCCATGTGTGCCCCGCCACGAACCAGCATTTCGTCAATACCCTGTGCAGGATCGGCAGTCGGAAGCCGCGGGAACTCCTGATTTAGAAGTGCGTCTGGTTGTAAGATCCCGATTTCAGGGAGGTCTATTTCTTCAGCAAGGTATGGAGTTGTCAGCCCACCAGTAAAATAGTTGATGTGCTGGTTAATCTGTTCCGCAGGAACCTCAAGCAAGGCTTTGTGTGGCTCCCTGACAAGCAGATCCCCCCATTGAAGAAGGTTGCTTCCCAGCTCACCAGCGGAGTTGTAGAGATCAATCAAACCACCTAACGCCTGACCAAAGTAAGTGGGGGAAACGCTTTTCATGTAGCGCCCCATGTTAGAGTCTTTGAGGTTCTGTGCTTCTATCTGTGATTCAATTCGGTCCCGAAGTGCATAGAAATCCTCTTCTCCCATCGCATCCATCTCATCCTTAGTAACCCCAAGGTAAGAAAGCATGAGATGTTGATCTGCTTCAGTAAGGCTTGATATATCCATTATTACTCAGGCTCTTCTTGGTTTTCAGTTTGGTTGTCACTTGCTGGAATGCTTTCCATTAACCTTAAAACCTTATTTGGCGTTGTATTCCCGCCGGGGTTATCAGCATTTATGTTTTTTAATCGCTGTAAAACAGTTTGCTCCATGTCAGGAATAAGCTGTGTGAGCTTTTGCTCTAGTCGTTTCAGCTCTTCCTCAGAAGCTTTTTGAATTTTAAAAGTGTCCCATCCCTCATCTTTATTAATCTCATAGACGCCTTGTAAAAACGTCCTAAACTCCCTCCTAAGATCGGCCCTAGTTCTACGGAGTCGTAAGGATGTGGGGGAATCAAGTATTGTTTGCCAGATTGGACTATCAGGACGTGGGATTCTGATATAGTCGTTAAACATTTCGGCAGTAGAACTTTCCCATTTTGCAAAGTCGGTTTGCCGTGCTTTGACTGCTTCCTGAATATCATCTCTGAGGTTCCTAAATGTTGTTGTGCCAATGCCTTCGCCTTCTGCTTTGGTCGCTTGCTCGGTTAAGTAATTAAACAAAACACTTTCATCGAAATCTGGCTCCAACAACATCTGACTAACAAACACATTTGCTTCTATATCCGTTTGTTCATCTCCACTTTTCTTTTGATCTTGGATGAAATCACGGTAGGCCGTTATTGCGGCGTTTCTGCGGGAATTGGCATGCGCTGTAAGAGGTTCATCTCCTGTCCATTCAAGCGCGGCTTTGGCGTCAGAAGGTGACATTCCCTTAAAACGGTTCCGATCAAATAGAAAGTCTTCAACCTTGCTGACAAATGCTTTTTCTTCCTTAGAAGCATTTTTGTTAAAGATTTCCTGATCACGCTTAGCAATCAACATCCCGGTTAGCTCCGTCTTGTCACCTGTGAGCCCTTTAATATAAGCGTCGGATTTATTTACAAGCTCAGGGTTGTCGTGCCAAAACTCAAAATTGAATTTGCGTATTTCATTTTGTCGCTCTTCAACCTTTTTGTTCTTTTTCCCTTCTAAATCAATTAAATCTTCAGCGCTAAGTGTTTTGTCCTTTTTTGTAAGATTTTTGGAATCAAATTTTAGGATATTATCGCCTTGCTCATAGTATAAAAGCTGTTCAAAGCGGGGATCTTTAAGGGTAATCCCAACGATTTTTTGTTGTTCTTTTAGAACCTTAAAAAGATCGTCACTATATTTAAACGTCTCTTTATAATCGTCTAAATTTGCTGATGCTAAGAACCTTTCGTTTCCTTCTCTGAGCAGAAAATTAGACAACTTATCTGCGGCTGTTCGCTTGTTTTGTTGATCGGCTTCAATCAATCCCGTGCGGTGTTCCTGCAACCTTGTGACTAAGGAAGGATCAGCTCCGTCTTTGAATAAATCCGGGTAGTTTGCTTCAGTAACTTCTTTTTCAATAACACTTTTTTGATTTTTGAAATCTAAGTGAGAAGCAAACGATAGCTCTGCTTGTCGTTTGTTCTCTTTTTGTGTCTTAGTCAGGCCCGCTGATGGCTTGAGAAGTGCGTTTTTGGCATTAATCAGCTTCTCTGCCAGCTCAGGAGTGCGCCGGAATATAGGATTCCCTGCTATGTTTTGGGTAGTTTTCAGCTCTTTCGGGTTCTCAAGAAGGCGCTCATATTCTTCTTGTGCCTTGGTTTTCTCTTTCGCGAGTTCAGTCTCAAATTTAAAGTATTCTTTTAGTTCTGTTTTGCGCTCTTTGAGTCTGGCTTGTAAATCCTTATAACCGCTGTATTTCTGTAAAAGACTTTCAAACTCCCCTGCTTGCTTTGGAGATATTGGAAGATCCATCCGCTCCATGTCATTTTGGAACATGGTCATGATTTCTTCGTCCTCAATATTTTGAAGCTCTGCTTGGAAAGCCTTGTTCTTTGCAATCAGCCCATCTCTCTGAGCCTCATTGATCAGATCCTCTGCAAATAAGTTCCTGATGTCTGCTTCAGATGTAAAGATGGACGTATTGATATAAGTTTTCTTGTGCGTTTCCTCTAAAAGCGTTTCCTGTGCTTCTTTCAGCCTTTCTTTACGACCTCTAAGGACGGACTCAATTGCGCTTTGTTGGCCTGCTTCCAAGTCAAACTGCTTCCCAATCCTAGAAGCCATTTCAGCCGGATCGATTTTTAAAATGTCAATGTCGGTTATTTTATCGGCTACCGACCAAGCGTTTTCGTAATCTGTCTTGTTGCTATTGGTTTCTGCCACATCGTCATAACGCTTCATGATGGTGCCAGCTTCGCCTGACTCAATTCCGGCATCATTAATAATCAAAGCCAAATTCCCGCGTGACAACTTCGCAAGATCGGAGTTGGATAACGTCCGAAGGTAGGTTGCTAACTGGTCGCGTCTCTTTTTCTCTGCATCATCATTGCGTTTGACAAGTGCAGACCTTGCTTTCGTGACACCAGAAGAGGGCCCTGTGAGCTTAGAACGGCCTTGAACGATCTCTGCAAGGCTCATGTTGTTTCTGGCATATCCGGGCTGATCTAGCGCCATAGCCATCTTGTATGCCATGACAGCTTCCGCGTCACTTGCGGCAGGGTTTTCAATCGTTTCTATGGCATCACTAATCACCTGATCGTAAACCAAGACCTCAACCTGTGGGCCGAGAAGCGGGAACTGTGGTGCTAGCTCCTTATAGATCCTTTTAAAATCATTCGGGGATATTGATTTTGTGACTTCAAAGGTCGGAGATTGTGGCTTCTGAAGCAGGACGTTTAGTTCCTGAAGTTTATTCTTGATCGCTGATTTTGCAACGATGGTCCGCTGTCGTATCGACTCCTTCTGCACCTCTTGACGGAGCACCCCCTCAACCTTCTGGCGGGCCATGAGGATCTGTTCCGTGTAGTTCTTATTTAAAAGCAGAGTGGGTTCCTGCCGATCTTCGCGTAATGCGACCCCTGCATTAAATTCCTCTAATTTGTCAACAAGCTTCTTTGCAGGCGATTCCTGATCTTCACTACCAAAGACAAATCCTTCCATAGACTCTGCGACCATGGTATCAGCCTGATCCAGAAGCAGATTGGCATCCTCAATCCCAAAGTTCCGGGCTCTGACCGCATTGTATTTGTCCATCACCAAGCGGTTTTCCTGCATGCTTTCGGTAGGCGGCTTCACCATACCAAGAGCAACATTCATCTCGGCGTCTGCAATCTCTTTCTCAATGTTGAGTTTGCGGTTGGCAACAATACTTCCACCAATGTCGCTGACGTATTTTCTCAGTTGTTGCATTGACGCAGAGGTCTGTGGCATACCGCCACCGCCACCGCCGCCGCTGTAACCAACGCCAATGTTGGGTAGTGGGCTTCTAAACTGTGGAATGCTTTCTTCTGCCATTATGATTTCTTAATTGATATTCCCTTATAGGCCGTGGTTTCTTTCCCGCTAAATAAAGCTTGTAATCCCCAAGTATCGTCACCCTGTTCACCAAGTTGCTTGTCGGTGATGTAGCCTTTTAGCAATGCTGAGAACTGACCTAGACTCACCAAGCCCATATCCGGGGTCTTGGCTTCTTTTCGCTTTCTTGCCGCTTCCAAAGATAGGTCTAAGGCCTTCCGCGTTTGATTTAAGTTCTCCCAATTATCTGCGGACATCATGGCGATGTGTTCGGTAATTGATTTGTAGTCATCCTCAATCGTTTGAATCGCATTCAGGTTTTCTCGGGTGAGCTGGTTCTGAAAAGCTTCAACGCTAGCACTTTCAGCATCAATATTTTTGGCTTCTGCCATTACCGTGGCCGTCGCTTCTTCCTGAAGCTGTTTCTTAAGAATGATCTGCTTCTTTTTTGATGCGACTTGTCGTTCCTGCTCTTTCCTGATCTGAAGCTTGGCTTGATTTCTTGCCGTTGCTCGGCCTGCCTGATCGCGCTCAAGATTGATTTTCTTTTGAGCTATTTCAAATTCGTCTTTTGCGAAATCTGCTTGTAGCTCTGCCTCTTTGCCCATGGTGTAGGCATCGGCCGCCCCTGCTACTGCTCCTGCGTATCCGCACATTAGATATTCCCTGTTCGCTTATAGAATTGTGCTTCCCATTCACCACCTTGAAAACTGCATGGCATCCATTCAGTTGTGCGGATCTCGACTATGACCCCTGTAGATATAGAATAGATCGGGAAACGGAAGGTGCCGGAAAGAATCGGCGTGTTATCAGTCTTTAAAGATTTGTTACCTACAAGACGGCCATTAAAAACATGGGTGCTTTGGTTCCTCATAGTTACACCGCCTTCAGTTACATCGTAACCCTGCGGTTTGATAAGGATCTTGAAATAGCCTGTGTCTGCATAATTTACCGACATGGTACGAAGCTGTATCCGTCCTGCGGTTGTTGCGGCCTGACCTTCTTTCATCCGCACCACGGGCTCCGAGAATCTGTATAGGAACTCGTACCCGATCCCTGCCCAAATAGGATTGGAGCTGGAAAGGGTCAGAGCGCCAACTTCAGCGGCTGTTTTCGAGTCTCCGGCCTTGTTGATATAGATCAGGTTTGCGTTTGCTGTGCCTGCGTCTGTGTAAAAACTTGTAGCAAAATTAGTGAAATCAGAGTTGCTGGTGAGCTTAACCCGTCGATCCAAGTGAACCGGGGAAAGCATGTCTGTTTCGGAAGCGGCTGAGTCTTTCCCAAGATTTAACTTTTCGATATAGCTTCGGGTTGTGCCGCTTAGCGTGCGCTCTATGATAAGGATCAGATCCGTCTCAACAAATCCCATCCCACGGATCTTCCCGTCAAATGTCCATTTAGACCATGATGCCTGTGCTTTGCTGGTTCCTAGCCATGTGTAGCGATAGACAAATATAGTATCCTCAGAATCACTGTCGTTGGTGCGGACCAGAAGCATATCGGCATTAGACGATGCTAGCAGTTGGGTTGCTTCTCCGTCGATATACTTGGGGACGTGCATCGTGATCTGTGCCGCGTCCATCGTGTTCGTATTGGAATCAACGAAATATTCCCTAATCCCTGTGTGAGCCCCGCGTTTCTCTGCAAAGAAAACAAACTTTCCTGAGCTGGAAGGCTTGGCTTTCAGAGAGGCCTCAAAAGTCGTTGCCGTCTTAATCGATGCAGATTTAGAAGTCAGGATGTTGTCTGCCCTGAGAACATTTTGCTGAAGCTTGGAAAACAGAAGCAGGGATTCACTATAAGGAATGGCAAATTCCAGAAGCGAAATCTCAGTCCCGGCGTTACTGATCTCAATCGGCTGTGTGTCTAATGAGGTCAGGACTGTCGGTAGGAAGAAGTTGGTGGATTGATTGGTTTCGCTCATGTGAAGCGTCTCACCGCTCAACATCCCTAAGCGTCCCTGATGATAGAATAGGTCGCTAATGGTCTTCCCAACAAACTGTGGGAAAGGATTTGTTTCATCATCCCCGGCGGCGCGGGCAGTCCAATTCGTCAATTTTAAGCTGTAAGTACCGTCAGAGTTCCGCACCAATCTTCTTGGCAGAGTTGAAGCATCGAAGCCGTGGATTTCGTTGTCTTTCGGTACTTCTTTGTAGCTCACCTCCTTTGTCGAACTGTTTAAGACTGCCTGCACATAATAATCATCCTGATTCTTGCTGAAATCTCCGCTGACTTTGATCTCAAAGCCATTCATTGCTGATGGGCCTTTGGATGGGAGTTTGGAGAAGTCAGGTGTGGTGTCCTTGAATGCGACCATGTGCCCGAAGTCGCGGCTGTCTTTTGCTTCAATCGTGAAATCGGTATTCAGATTTGCAGTTTTGAAATGAATGACAGACTGATCGGTTTCATGGGTAACAGTAATGGAAGACTCGCCGTTCATCGTAAACGTCGCTACCCCGCTTGAATAAGTTGGCGCACTTCCACCATTTAACTGCTTTACAAGATCAGAGGTGATTGTTGAAGTTCTGGTCACGCTTTCTGTAACAGAAGAGCCGCTGTCCGCAACGGTTACAGTCTTTTCTGTGTTATTGACTTTGATTTTATAGGTAGAGCCAAAGCCGCCGACCTTGACGTAAACAATCGCTTCTTTGTAATTGCGGTTGGTGACCGTTGTGGAGCTTTTCGAAACAGACTGTGACTTGTTTAAAATAAACGTCTCATCCGCAATCGAGACAGTCCTTAAATTACTCTGGGGATCTGCAATCTTGAGATAGTCACAAATGTTGTTGTAGTCGGCGCCGGAAGAGTGGACTTTTGCGTAAGTCGGAGAGCCTGTCGCGTTACTGCCCGGAGTGCCGGACATGGCGTAATCAAATGTGTTTGTTGTTTTATTTGCAACGGTGAACTCGCCATTAAAATAGTTGCTTCCTGTCGAGACTTCTGCGGAATTAACCTGAACCTTATCCCCGTTACTTAACCCGTGACTGCTTTTCGTGACGGTTGCAGTAGCGCCAGATCGGGTAATGGTGCAGGCAATATCATCCGGGTCTGTCACGTTGACAGAAACAGCCGCGCCCGTGCTAGCATTGCGTAACATGGGCACGGTGTTCGGAGGCACAAGGAGAAAGAATGCCTCAGTTGCGGATCGGGTAATGGTGGTCCCGTAAGATTTTTCTGTGGAAATGTCACCGATCTTTGCAAGATGCTCCGTGCAAGGTCTTTTGCTCAAGCCTACTGCGGGGTCACTAAGGCCGTTGACTTGTTCATCTCCCTGTGTCGGGAGCCGCAAAACCATCGGTTGCTGACTCACCCCGTCTGCAAAATTAGGGAACGAATCAGAAATAAATGCCATTAGATCAGTCTATTGTATGCTTCGTATAGATTGTTTTCGCCACGTTTATAGTGGTCAAAGATATTGTGCCGTCCAATTAGAGCTTCAGCCTGTTTCATCTCAGACCGGGACATGGCTTCATCCCTTTCTGTAAAACCATAGATGCTGTCACTTCCAAGATAACGCGACACGAAGACCCTAGCGGATCGTATGGAAATGTATCTGCGGGCGTACTCAGGAAGGGCATTCTTCTCATCCTGATCGACGTTGAAATCAAGCTCTTCAACAAGATCGACTTTGACCTCATCGTAATCGTCTTTGATTTCGTAAGTAGCTTTTTCAAAGTTATAAAGTCGGTATCCGCGTTGTACGAGAGGGTAGTCCCGTGAAGTGTCAACGCACACGACCTTTAAAGTATTGCTCGGAAGCACAACCATTTTGCTGTCTGCATCTGGTGTCAGCGTGTACTTGCGCCTTGTATTAAAATGCCAGCCCTCGGTCTGCACTTCTTTATTCACGCGGTCTAAGATCCTCTCAGCCGCTTCTGCATCTGCCAAACCTGATCGAAGAGAGTTGACGGGGGCTTCCCCGATCACCGAAAGCATCACATTTACTGCTTCCAGCTTCGGATTACTTACCGTGACAGCCATAAGATTCTATTGAGATGGGAAACGGGGGCCGAAAGACCCCCGGAAAAGTAAGATTAGGTTCTTACAGTTTGGTTGGCCGCATAGTTGATCTGGTAGCATGACTCTGGGCGCAACCATTTTGTCCCAAGTGCATACTTCGCCACGATCAAATGGCCTTGTCGTTGAATTTCATATTCCTGCTCCACCTTCAGTCCTAAGAGCTGAACGGTGCCGATAGCAGAACGATGAAAACCAAGCGCCAAACACTTCCTGAAATCTCCAATATAGGAGTTTCCATTCTGCATGATGTTGGTCGGATGTGCTGTGACGTTTGACAGAGGTGGCAAATGATTGGACTTCAGGATGTTAATCCCGGCAATCCTTAGCACTTCACCTTCTGCAAAACTTCCAGATCCACCCCAATCACGATTGATGGCCTTAGTGGATTCAACAAGCTTGTAGTATTGAATCGGATCAAAAACCGCATAACGATCATTTTGCGGAACATCGTTTTGATCCATCATGCGGGCCATAGTGAAAACATGTCCGGCAAGCTTGTCACCGTCAATGTCGTCAGTATCATTCGCAAGAGCGATCTGATTAGCCGCACTAGGCTTCCCGCCTGTGATATTAGTGGTTTGACCGCCACCATTATGAACCTGAATCAGACAATTCTT